GCCTCGGCCAGATACCGCGGCTCGTAAATGTTGATCTCGTTTGCCATTTTTTGTTTCCTCCTATCACTTCAGGAAAATGCCCAGGTTGCGCAGAGGAACCTCCACGTCATCCACGGTCACATTGTCGGGCAGCGCCAGACCAGTAGCGAAGAACTCACCGGTCAGATAAACCGGAACTTCCTTGTCTTTGTCTGCGCTGTCAGCCGTGATGCCATACAGGCCGGTCAGAACTGCCGCGCCGGCGCTGGCCGGGGCCGCAATGGGTTTCACCTTACCGTCAGCGATCAGCACAGGGGTATGAGCTGCCACAGCAGCGCTTGCAGTCTTGGTTGCCTTGGCAATGCCAATGTCCGTACCGGCGATGAAATACTCCGGCTTGGTGCTGAAATCTTTTCTTGTAAGATCCACGCTCATGGTTTTTCCTCCTTACTTCACGCCGTTTGCCTTACGGATCGCGGCCAGGAAAACGTTTGCTTCCGCGTCCTTCGGATCCGGGTTTGCGGGCGGCGGGTTGGTGATGCCGTTCGCGCCAGAATCCTGGGCGTTCTTCTTCACCTTGTCCAGGTAGTCCTGGCTCTGCTTCTGCTGCTTTGCTTTCATGCTGGCGATCATAGCTTTTGCAAAGGATGCAGAATCAACGGGCTTCGTAAACTTTGCCTCGTTGGCCTGATCCTCTGCGCCGGGCATGGTCGCATCCTCGATCTCCTTGATGCGGGTGCGCTCGGCAGTGATAGCTTCGTCCTCGATCTTAGCTACCAGATCCGGGCACGCCTTGCGGAGATCATCCACGGTCTTAATGTCCTTAATATCCATGTCTGTTACCTCCCCATGGGTTTTGTTTTCCGGCTGTTCCGCCGGGCGTTTATTTTCAGGCTGGGTCGTGGTCTTATCCACCACCCGGCTCCTGACAAAGTTTGGCGCCTGATTGAACGGTGTGTTCATGCTGATGCTGTTGACGAACAGGATACCGTTTCGGTTCTCCACCACGGAATCCTCTGAATCATCGTCCACCTCGTCCACAAAGCCTTTTTCCTTGGCTTCTGCGGGGGTCCACCAGCTGGTTTCATCCATCCACTTTGCACACTCTTCCTCGGTATTGCCGGACTTCTTGGCATACAGAGTGATGATGTTACTGCGGATGGCTTCCAGCGCTTTCAGGCAGTTGTTGAGATCGTCTGCGGTCAGGTAGTCACAGATACCCATGCTGACCGGGTGGATCATGTAACTGCCATCTGCCGCCGCTACCACCTTGTCTGCATGGCAGGCAACGATGGTGGCAGCGCTGGCGCACAGACCGTCAATGTGAGCGGTCACGGTGGCTGCGTTGCGTTCCAGCATATTACCAATGGCCTGGGCTGCAAAAACGTCACCGCCGCCGGAGTTGATGTACACGGTGATCTCCTTTACATCGCCCAAGGCGGCAAGGTCATCCGCAAACCGTTTCGGTGTCGCGGCATCC